TTACTCCAGTATAATAAGCACCACTTATGTAGACACTCTTTCCAGAAAAACTAACTCCATTGGGCAGATTAGTGCCAATGAAGTTTAAGGTGCCTGAAGGATAATCAAAGAACCATTCATCATTATTACCAGAACCAGCAGGGAATACTTGAGTGCCTGCACTTGCAGCATTACCTGCATCACCTGAGGTATGAACATAAACCTTAATAAGGTAAGTAGCACCAACTTCAGGTGGAATCCAATCTGTTAATCCAGTTTTCCAAGTTCTATTTGCTGATGCTGTTCCATCATTTGTGGTTTCAACTGGAGCAGATGTAGGTCTAACATTAACAACACCACTAGTGCTACCTGGTATTGTTGTAGGTATTAGATTAGATTCTGCCCATACATTGGTGCCCTGTACAAATAGGGCACTAGAGGTTGCCTCATTGACAGCAGATTTATTGGCATTGGTATCTGTCTTGGCTCTACCAAAACCAACTTTCTTGAATAGATAATCAATCTTCTGGTCATTTGATATGGCCACCTTATGCTGCCTCCCCTATGCTCAGAGCTGTAACTGATTGACCAGAAGTCAGTGCTATTCTGATTAGAACAACATTGCCAGTGGCACTACTCATATTCTGATCACCTAGGGTCATAGTATATCCACCACTCAATGATGTAGAGGTTGCTATGACATCAGCACCAGTTGATGCACAACCATCACTTCCATTACCACCTCCTCCACTACCTGGAGTACCAGCACCTGCATACTGTTGATCTGCTCGTAACCAACCATTTAATCCACTAGTACTATCTATGTTAGTTCCAGGAGCAGCAATAAAGAGTCCTGCTATACCAGTTGATGTAATATTAATATCAAAGTTGGCAACAGTTTGTCTTCTAAATGCCATTGTAAAATACTGAGTGCCAGTATCTCCACTTCTGTTTGGACCAACAGGAAGGAATCCAGATGAATAATTTACAACATTATGTTCAAGTTTGCCAAGTCTTATGGTTGCTTCTTTAGTACCAGCAACTCCTGGATCAGCAGCCTCAGTATAAGGATTTGCTGTATAGAAGTTAGTAGAACCATTAAATGAAGGATTATTAGTAGTCTCAGATTTGAAATCTGAAATTCTTACACCATCATCATCAAATCCTGAACCCAATGCATCTGCTACAGCAATTGCTATCTCACTTATACCACTCTGTGATGCTGTATGCACCTGAACCTTAGTGGCATTTTCAGCATAAGATCCAGTGCCTGCAGGATTCTTACCTCTTATTTTTACTGTTTGAACAGACCTCATACTACTTGAAGTCAATGGGACTGCCAGTGTGCCAAAAGTATATGCACCACCAACTCCAGTATTTGCTACAGGACTGCCACCTGATAAGAAAGTTGATGCACCATCTAGATTTGCATATGTATAATCAATTGAGGAAATAACATTTCCTGAAGTAGATTCTGAGTTTGTAGCAGGATCAAGATCAACAGGTGCTGATGTATTCTGGAAGGTCTGACCAGTAAAGTTTGTTACTGTTACACCAGTAAGAGATAAAGAAGGGCTTCCTGCATTATAGTATGGGATTCCTGATATGAATCTTTTTGTTCCTCCAGAACTCTCAGACAAAGTTCCTGCTGTCAACGTAGGTGTAGTATTTAGGTCATCTTTGACAAAGGTAGTGAAACCACAACTACCAACTGTGGATAAATTCAATGCAAAATCATTTAATCCTGTTGATATTTCACCAAGTGGTTTAGAAATATTACCAGTGAATACATGATAGAATCCAGTTGGGAATGTGCTTGCTGAAATCCTATCATGAGCATCACCCTCTGCTGAGACAATAAGATCATTGAATGTACCAGTCTCTCCAACTGCTGTGGTAAATGTAGTTGTTCCTATACCAACACCATTTATTTGTGCTGATAGATTACCACTATGAGATCCATTTATGTTTGACAAACTTCCTGTGACAACAGGATTAGTGGTAGCAATTCTTGTGACTGATGTTCCAGTAGCAATACCAACACCAGCGTGATTACCAGTGAAATTAGCACAAAGGGCAGGACTTGTTCCCTGTGAACCACTAGACATTGAGAGTGATGATGCTGTGATTGCTGTTGGAGCAGTTGGCACAGCCTTCAGAGTCATTGTAACTGAACTCTGCTTTCCATTCTGAACAAGAGTAGCAGGTGTTCCATTGGCAGTCAGTGTGACTACTTTACTACCTGTACTTCCCTGGAATGTATGGAAGATTGGTGAACTTGTACCACCAGGAACTCCATTGTTTGCGATGGTGTCATTAGAACTGCCATCACCATAACTGTAAACATAATCAGAAGCATTATGTGATGTATTTGTGAAAATACCAACTCTTCTATTTCTGCCAAATACATCTGTTCCATCATAAAGATCTCTAGTAGTATCACCAGTTCTATCACTTGCAATAGTTGCTATACCAGTAAAGATTGATCTTACTTCTGGTTCTACAGTAATAACAACATTTGGTGAGATAAAAGGTGAAGAAGAGTGGTCAGTAATTGCTCTTAAATTAGTAGCAAATGTTGCTGCTGTTCCTGCTGAGTTATCAGACAGAGTAAATGTATGAGCAATTGCATTTCCTGTATCACCAGCTGCACCACTTCCAACGTTTACATTGTCAGTGGATCCATCACCATAAGTCCATCTGTATGTGTTTCCAAATGCAGCAAAACTTCCAATTGTACTCTCAGTGGTATTTGTAAAGGTTACAGCAAATCCAGAGGAGGATGATGTATTGATACCTAAAATATTTGTTTGAGTGAAAGTGGGTGTATGAGTTGAATATACCTTGAAAGTGTTTGTAGATGATGTTGGTATTTGACTTGGGTCTGCTGCAGGATGACTGCTCAGTTGAAGATTGACATTATATGCTGTGTCTGTTTCTGATGCATTACTATATGTGTGAACTGTTCTAGCACCACCAACACCACCAGGAGCAGCATTTGAAGCAATAAATTCTGTGGTGCTATCTCCCCAGTTAAGTGAATATGTGACAGCAAATCCAACAACATTTGTAGTTGAGTTTTCCAGATATACTGGTGTTCCACTATCCCAATTGGAGACTGATGAACCACCAGATACAGCAGCAAACATTGAGAATGCCACACCTGGGTTTGGAGTATATACTGTGATAAAGTTTGATTTAGTTATTTCCTGACTATGACCTGCACCTACACCAGAATTATTTCTTGCTACAACTGTGACTGTATTGATTCCACCATTTGATTGATTATAGGTGTGTGATGGAGTTGAATCTGTTGATCCATTATCAGCACTGCCATCCCCCCAATCAATATCAAATCTATTTGCATTTCCAGATGATGTGATGGTGAGAGTTACAGCAAGTGGAGAACCACCAGCAACAACATCACCACTAAAATCAACATCTGTTACTGCTGTATTTTTGATGACATTGAAGATAACCTCATTAAGATCATCAATTCCATCAACAATCTTTGTAGATGAAGTGAACGTATTAAGAGCACCTGATGTGATAAAACTACTATCTGTTGGTGTTCCAAGAGTCATGGAGCCTCCAACTCCAGTAAATCTGGTTGCTGTGATAATACCTGATGTATTGATACTTCCCTGAGTGCCTATACCAGATGAAGGAAGATCAGTTAGACTAGCACCGCTTATGGCAGGCAGAGCACCTGTGAGGGCACTTGATGGTAAGTTAGTTAAACTTGCACCAGAACCATCAAAAACAGTAGCAGTTACCACACCTGCAGAGACTACACCTTTTCTAGCAGTTATAACACCAACAGAATCAATATTGGTTACATCTTCATACGTAAGTGTTCCAGCTATTGAAACATTTTGGAATGTAGAGAATCCACTTACTACTAGACTATCTGCTGTAATATTTGCAGTATTTGCAAGTCCAGTAATTGTAACTTTACCAGTCTCACCACTAATGCTGATATTAGACCCAGCAGCAATACTTGTGACAATGCCTGTTAAATCAGCACCACTGACAGCTGGCAGTGTGGTGGGGAATCTACCTGCAGGAATTGTTCCAACATTAAGATTGGATGCTGATACATTACCATCAAAACTGGTTGCAGTGATTACACCAGTAGAATTTATCTGCCCAGACTCTACTGATCCTAATGTGCTTACACCAGATACAACTAAACTATCAGCAGATATTGTAGCAGTGTTTGCTAAACCTGTAATGGTGACTTCTCCAGTCCCACCACTAATGCTGATATTAGATCCAGCAGCAATACTTGTGACAATACCTGTCAGAAGTGTTCCACTTAATGCAGGTAAAGCACCACTTAAGTTAGATGAAGATAGTGTACCATCAAAACTTGTAGCAGTAATGATACCACTACTAGCATCAAGAGTAATGGCTGTACCAACTTTTACTACATTTGTAAATGTGGCAGCAGTGCCTGTAATAATATTATCAGTAGATGCAACACCAGTAAGACCTGATCCATCACCTACAAAACTTGCAGCAGTGATGATTCCTGATGTGTTAACACTACCAGTGGTGCCAATACCAGTTGTTGGTAAATTTGTTAAATTAGCGCCACTTATGGCAGGTAATGCAGCAGGGAATCTAGCATCAGGTATTGTTCCTGAACCAAGATTTGTTGCATTTAAACCTGTTAAATTGCTTCCATCTAAAGCAGGAAGTGCTCCACTGAGATTTGATGATGCTAATGTTCCATCAAAACTAGTAGCAGTAATTACACCACTAAGATTTAAATCACCAGTGCCTGATATTAATTTTCCATTTAAATCAAGATTTCCACCTAATCTTGGTGTGGTGTCTTCAAAAATACTTGTTATGCCAACATCAGAGGCACTTATTGTTACAATTCCAGCAGATAGTGGTGTAACAGAAAGATTTGTACCAAAATTAATTGTGGCTGCAACACCAACTAAAGATCCATCATCATTAATTCTGATTCCTGAACTTTCAGCAGTAACACCAGTCAGTCCTGCACCATCACCTTTAAAAGATGACGCAGTAATAATCCCACTAGCGACAATTTGAGTGAAAGAAGCACTGCCTACAGTCGTGCCATCTCCAACAACCCCGTAGAGTTCACTGAAATTCTCATTAATTTTTCTGGCAGCAACTAATAGACTATCACCTGTTCCATCATTAGGTGCTGACCCAGTACTTATGCCTTGTCTAGCCATTTTAAGTGGGTTTTATTTATTTATTGGACCATAAAAGTGCTTATTTTGATACGTAACATCTCCATTTCGTTTATCTTTATTTATTTGAGTCTTCAGTTGAGTTATTCTTTAATAACTTCTGAAGTTCAGCAGTTGAACCCACAAACAAGGCATTATTAGTGACATTTGTTGGACCTTTTTTCTCTTCAGCATTAACCTCTTTAAGTTTCTGTTGAAGAGTCATCAACTTGTCAGTGGCATCAGAAACATTTTTAATTAATTGACCAGCAACCTCATATGCTCTTGGCATTTCACTTTCTTGAGCAAGTTCAAGTATACCATTAATGGCTTCCTGTCCTTTCTCAATAATTGAATATAAATTTCCACGTGTGTATTCATAATCTTTTTTGATATCTTCAGATTGAGATCTAATCTTTTCAATCTTTTTGTCAGTTGGAGTCACATCAATCATATCATCCTTCATCAGATTACATTACCATCAAAACCAAAGTCATCACCAACTTCAATCAACTCAGCATCAGCAGCAGTGATACTGAATATTGGAGCACCCAGAACATGCTCTGCTGCAGTGGTATTATCCTGTCCTCTCTTTACAGTGATATCATTACCACTGATTTTTATAACCCTCATATTCTCATTATCAATATCAATATGAGTGTTGACAGTGAATTTAGATCCATCAGTTACAGTAATTATTGTCTCTGTAAGATCTATATCCTCACTTAGTTGTGAAATTTGAGATTGATCATAATCCTTTGTTGCCCTGGGAACAACTTTGTAAGTAAGATCTCTGTCATATGTTCTGGAACTCTCTCCAGCAATATATCCAACCTGAACTTTTCTGATAACTTGATCAGTAACATCAGGTATAGGACCAAAGACAAAGGTCTTGGCAGTAAATCTTAGTGTGTAAACAAGTGCTCTTCTTGTATCAAAATTACCTTCATAATCATCCTCCATACTGATGCTGTCAAGTTGAACTGCCACATCTTTTTTCTCTTTCAAATTTCCAAGAAAATTGACTGGCAAATGATAAACAGGTTGAAAAAATGGTATAATCTGTTCAAGTATCTGTAAAGCATCATCATTTAATTTTGACATGATGCTCAATTCAATTGACATATTGTATGGGACAGGTAAGTATCCTTTTTTTATCTTTGAACCAGCTGCTGGATCTTCAACAAAAAATTGTTGTGTTTGAGTTGTTTTTCTTGTAGCATCATACTGAACACCAATGAATTCAAATGACATTCTAGGTAGTGTCATTTGAACAGGTTTGTTTAGATCAGGTTGCTGCTCTAATCTTGCTAAAAATTTCTGAGTTGGTCCATAGGCGAGAGGAACCTTGACAATGCTGACACTGTCATCTGAAGAATCTTTATGCTTGATTTCTAATCCATTAAAAAGAGAACCAAACCCTATAATAACAGATCTAAAAACCTCGTTATAAAAATATTCAAACATCGCCTTATCATGCTGGGGTAATACTACTATTTAACAAAATTGTATCAGGGCATTCCAAATGGATTGGTTTCACTGAAATCAATAATTGAATCTGCAGTTGTTTCAAAGGTATCATTATCAGCCAGAGGATCAACAAGGTCATCTGACTCAGAATCAAATATTGTATATGTTGCTCCAGATTCCTGACCAGTAATTTGTTCACCTGGACCAAATACACCATCAATAATAGATATTTCAAGTTTGTTGGTTGTTGAATCCCATTCCTTGACTCTTGCTGTTGCAGAGCTTGCAGCACCAACAACAATTTCATTAAATTTAAATGTTCCAGTAGCAGTGATACCAGGAGGTGTTTCAAACACAACATCAGGAACATTCAGATATCCTTGTCCTGGTGTCAGAGCAACAAAGGTGACAATACCAGCAGAGTTAACATATGCAATACCTCTAGCATCCTCAAATCCAACTCCAAATGGACTGCCAGAGTCATATGATGTTGATGTTGAATCCATGGTGAGTGAATTGCTGGATACATCAACAATGCTGTCAATCACTGATTGTGGGAAGGTGAATGCAACACCAACATTTCCTGTATATCCAAATCCAGCATTAGTCACAACAACATTAGATACTGCGTTGCTGACCAAACTTACAGATGCAGCAGCACCTACACCAGTTGTGCTATCAAAGGTAATTGATGGTGGAACTGTGTATCCAGCACCAGTATTTGTAAGCAGCACAGATGCAATTCTACCATCTATACCACCAGTAAATCCTGTTGTGAATGATGCTATACCAATAGCAGTTGTTCCTCCATCAGGTGAAGATGAAATGCCAATTGTAGGTAATATGTCATAGTTTGAACCAGCATTTGATAATGCTATGCTTAGAGCACCTGACTCTGATAATGATACTGTACCAGTTGCTG